GGTCTTGTGCATAAGACGTAATATCATATTGTTTTTGCGTTATACCATTAGCTACTATATTTGAAAACTTAGAAAGTATTGGCACAGGTTTCCAATCTAAATTAAGATAAGATAAATCTCCATTAATAGCTAACTCATCTTTGTATTTTTGAACACTTTGTTCTCCCCTGGCATATAATCTTAAGTTATGAAAGTTATTCCAATTAGAAGCATATCTATTAGAACCACTACCGCCGTAATTAAACCATTCTTGTTCAATAGCTCTACTGACTTGAAGTCCGTATTCTAGCGTAGCTTTTTCAGCATCGCTTACTACTTGATCTGGAAATGGACTATTAGTATTTGTACTTACATTCATTTATTACATTATTTTTGAAGTAGTTCCCTCGTTATTGTATTTTTTAAAGCCTAAGTTAATTTTCTTAACCGTTATAGCTCCCTTTGGACTATACCTGTGTTTGTTGCAAGCCATTAAAGCTAGTCCTGAGCTTATTGAAGCATCATGTTTTGTTCGATTGTTTATATCAAACTTAGCCCAATCTTCTAATGTTCTTTGCAGATAAACATCCCCGTATCCTTCTTTAGTTATGCCTACGAAATCCTCTATATAAGTTTCAATAGCGGAAGCATGTGCTTGCTTTATATCTTCACTTGAATTTGGTATTCCTCCAACTTCTTTTTCGGATAAAGATAATTTGTTGTAAGTTTTGTCTGGCCTGTTAATGCTGAAGCCTCTATAGCCTCTACGTTTTAAATAGTAAAGCAATCTAGGTTTGTTGTTCTCACAAAGTATGGGCATACCGTAAAACACGCAAGCCATTAATACATCTTCAAAAAACATTTCGGCTGTTGATGGTCTAGCTATGTACTCTAAAAAGAAATGGTTAGGAGGTACATCCTCCATTGAAAACTTTGTCAATCCGTGTAGCGCACCATTAGAACCCCCACCGCCAACAACACCACTAATATCATAGCTGTCACAACCAAATGCTCCCATGTGTTCATTTCCAGGATATTTGTTTCCATTCTTTATTATTATATTGTTTTGTATGTTTTGATCCGGAACCCAGGTTATATAAAACCTACCATTCTTATTAGGGTAAAACATTACTCTTGTATCTTTAATTCCGTTTTCCCACTGAAAGTTACCTTGGGTAACCATAGTGCTGTTTTTTAATTCATCGTTGTAATCTATCTGTTGATAGATTTTTGTTAAATTAAATAAGGATTGCTTTGCTTCATCTCTAAAAGCGTGAGCTTCGGTTCTTGGGAATTGTCTATAGTATTCATTAAGAGCATCGGGATCATCTTTTAATCCTTCAACTTCATTTTCCCAATGTTCAATAACACCATCTTCTATTACGGTTCCTTGTGGTCCGTATGTCTCTTCTTTTGGAACATCAAACACAGGATAGCCGTACTGATCAATAAAACCCTCATAATTCCATTCCATAGGAATAAAAAGTTTGTATAGCCCCGTTTTAGTTTGGCCGTTCTTGTTTCTAGCCGATGCATCTGATCCATTGTATAATTTTTTAAAATTTGCTCCTCCTTTGTCTAAGGAATTTGATGTAGAGCCCATCATGCACTTACCCACTATTCTACTACCTAATCTTAAACAAGTTTTTGTAACTCGCCAGTTGTTAAGTATATTTGTAGGTCTTTCCCATTTGCCACTTTCATCGTGAACTAATAGTTTTAATTTTTCTCCATCATAACTGTTATCTCCTGTATTTTTCCAGTCAATAGTTGTGTCTAACCCATCAAGATCAGCAGCTACATTGTTGTCATCTAATTTTCGTCTTGTAAATTTTGATGCAGGCACTCTATAAGCTAATTCTGTTTTGGGTCTATCCATACCATCTTGGATAGGTTTAAAAAAGAACGGGTAGTTAACACTAATGGGTACAACCTTGTCGGTGAACATTTTCTTAGCATCGGCCCCAGATTTGGACAGAATGCCGAACCGTGAATCACTTGATATTGTAGCCAAGTTAACGGTTTCACCTGATGCCATGAACGAAAATCCTGAACGTCTGTTCTTGAGATATGACATACCGTAACATCTGTTATCTGCTTTGCAAGCTTCCCAGAATATAAAGAATAATCTGTTTGCTTCTCGAAAGTCTGGCTTCCCAACGTCAATTTTTGACCACTGCAGGTACATATAATGAGTACCTGTAATATAAGTAGGAATATTTTTATTAATAAACCAGTATCCTTTTTCTCTTTGTTCAAATTCAGTATCTATGTAAGCGTGCCATTTTTCATGAAAAGCATTGGGGTATTTTAACCAATCAGCTTCACTCTTAATTCTACTTAATTCTTTAGGATATTCTTGTGCTTCCCATTTGTTTTTGCCAAGATCTTTAGCATCTTCAGTTTTTGGTAAAGCAATGTGCAAATCACCTATAAGATATATATCGCCTATTCTACCGGTCTTACTTATTACAACAAGATCATATTCTTTATCGTAACCGTAAACCCATTTAGCATAACGATTCTTTTTCTTAATCGCGTGTGGCTTTATATAGTCTTTGACTATTTTGTATAACTCTTGTTCGTATGCCATTATTTAGATCTCCCCTCTGCAAAGCCTTTAAACACGGGTTTATTGGAATCAACATTAGCTTCGTTAATCATACCTTCTTCTTCTTGAATTCTACTAAGAATTTCAAAAGCGTCAAATATGCAAAGCTTTTTAGTAGCGGCAGCATTTTTAAGTCTGTCAGCTGATATATCTTCTTCTGAGTCAACGATCTTTTCTTTTGCTACCTTTACTAATTCTTTAATTGCTTCCCGCCCAGCGGCTATTATACTCTTCTTCGTTTCTATCGAGTTCATACTTTATAACAATATCATTTGATTTCATACAGTACATAACTTGATTGTCTATAACAAATTCCCATTCGCTATTAGGTGTAAATCCAATTATGTCTCCTGGATTGATTCCAGACTCCTTTAAGGAGTTATTACCTATTTTTAGTATACCAATAAGATCTGCAGTTTTTTGACTGCTTAAAAGGTCTTTATTTTTAACAGGCGCAACAAAGCACCTATCCCCAAATGAATTCCAAGATTTATCTTTTTTATACAAGTATACTTGATCTATAGCGCACATAAAAAGATCATCTTTTAAGAATGACCTACTGTTCTTTTTAATTCCTTTCATGTCATAGAATACTCTGAACACATTATGATGCACAACTATTAAATCACCTTTTTTTATGGGTGTTGCAAATGCTGCAGGTGTTTCCACTACTTCAGCTATATTGTTAACGTGTTTAAAACTTTCTATAGAGCTATTTGTTATAAGGGTTTGCTCCCCAACCTTAACTTCATTATCATATCTTTTACCTACTGGTCGTATGATAAAATCGTATATGCTCCTCATTAATATTCCAAGTCATACTCAACGGATATTGCCATGTTAGAATTAAACTTCTTCCACGGCATAACCTCGTCTACTTTTTTTATAAATATATTATAAGAATTGTCAGACTCTTCAAATATTATATGTGAAATCTCGTGGCCGCCGTAAACTGTCTGTTTAACAGAGTAATGCATTGCTTCGTTTTTATAGTCAGCCCCGATACTGATTTTTCTTATAATATTATTCATAATATTACTTATTATCTTCGGCTACAACCTCTGTGTAACTTCCGTCAAGTAAATTAATATTAATAGGTCCGTACTTTTCTTCTATAGCTTTCTTAGCTTCATCCATGTCATTTTCCAACATGTTAACCTGATAGATAGCTTTAGCTTTTTGTACTTCCATACCTCCAATACTATTACAATATTTCTGTAATTCTGATTGCAAGTTTTTTACATTTTCTAACTCCTCGTTAGTAATTACTTTAATTGCGTCTTCTACTTGTGATTTCATTTTTTTTACTTTACTCATTTTGATTTAATTTAATTGTTAATATTAATTTTTGTTATTTACCTACTATTAAGTTTGTTGCTGCATTTGCTCCTGGTACTAAAACGTAATCCACTACTACAGGTAAAATTGATCCTGCTTGAGCGCCCACAAATTCAATAGCATCTGCTGCAGTTGGATTTAAACTTGTAACTCCGTCTACTCTAAATGTTGCGTTGACTCCTCCGCCTGCTACAGTTACAATGTCCCCTAATCC